TGTTCGCCGCCAAGAGCTTGGAGAATGGCGATAATATCATATCGTATATCAACCAGACGGCAACCACCACCACGATCAAGGCGGAGAGGATCGATCTTGTCGGGGCGGTGACGTTCAGCATGTTTAATACGGATCTTCAAAGCACTATTAACGGGAAAGCAAACTCGAGCGCTCTTGGGGATTTGGCTTATGAGGACTATATCACCAAAGGGATGATGAGTACGGCCTTGCAATCGGAACTAAACGGGAAGGTAAGCGAAGGCGCTTTAGGGACATTAGCCTACGCAAGTTCTATATCAAAGAATGACTTGGCTTATTCTTTATTGACCGAATTTAACGGTAAGGCAAACAGTTCTTCTTTAAAGGCTCTTGCTTATTTAGATAAGGTTGAGCAAGCCCAATTGGGAGCGACAATCATATCAGGAGGTCATATTATCACATCCCTGATTGACACGGACGCAATTTATGCGAATATGGCATCTATAGCTGGATTTACGATTGAAAAAAATCAGCTTTATGGAACAACGAATAATGAATATTACGGGAGTTATAAGATGTACATGGATTCAAGCAGATGTGAGATTGGAATATCTGATAGCAATGAGTCAACGTATAAACTGAGCGTAGGATATAATTATAGGACAACGAATGATGCGGGGACAGCGTCCTTGTTCATCAAAAAATCACTGGCGATAAGAACTATGGTCGAAGTCCCGAGAACCGCCATAAAAGTAGCGGTCACTAACGCAGACGATTCTAATATGGTAAAATTAGAATGTGAGTCTACCAGAAATGATAGTGGGTTCATGAATTTTTTGTATTGCGAGCATGGGATAAGAGAGATACAGCTTGGGACCAAGAAGTTCTCAAACGACTCGCCAGGAATATGGCGTACCGTTTTACGTATGGATCTTATGCCTTCGGTAACACAAGTAAACACTGAATCCACATCAGGGACTAGATATAATGTCAAATGGGATTCCGCTACGGGACTTTTATATATAGAATAATTATTAACAACTAAAATACAGTAAATCATGAAAGTAAATTTCAACAAACCCCTAAAGACCTTTAAGGGGGAAGACATGAAGGACGAGTTCGGAAAAGTTCAGATCATCAAGGATATCGTATGCGCTAGGCTTTACTCTTCCGGCGATGAGATGAACGAGGACGAGAAATATGAGTCCTACAAGCTAATGACAAGGATCAACGCCGCCGATGGCGATATGGACATTAGCGACAAGGAGTCCCTATTGATAAAGAAATGTTGTAACAAGACATTGACCGCCGGAGCTTTCGGTCAGATCTTTGAACTTTTAAACGTATGATACCATGGAGATAACGAGCGACACAAGGACGATAAACGGCTACTCGGAAGTAGCCGGTATCAAGATACAGTATTCCGCCTCGGTCAAGACCGATGAGCGGATAGACCGGATAACAGGCTCTTTTATCAGGGACGGGGTACGTGTGGGATCTCTGGTCTACGAGCGTAACGGGCAATTCTTCATGTCGGTGGACAAGCCCGGCGTGATAACGAGCAAGGAGGATGCGGTGGCCATCGCCACTCAATTCTTTAACGACACTTACGAGATGTTGAACAGTCAAGCGGTGGAGTAATATGGAAAGCATCATCCTATCATCGGGCACCGAGGTAACCCCCGAGGACATCCAGAAGATAGCGTCGGCGGTCAACGGCCTGTTGCTGACCACGTCTAAGGACCCGGGACAGTACGAGGAGGCCGATAGCCTGCAAGGTATATCGTCCTTGCCGGTGTTCAGGCAATCCGGATCGGCCTACGATCTCGTACGTGTGGCCATATCCTTGTTGAGGGGCGTTGACGGGAAACAGATCGTCTTGCAGGTCACCGCCGATTACATACAGTGGCGTTACGAGGACGGGATGTGGCAGAACCTCATACCGCTCGCCGACTTGAAGAGGCCGGCCACGGAAGCCGCCGCCGATGTGCGTGAGAGGATGAACGCTATCGTGAGCGAGGTGAACGCCTTGAAGACCCAGTTCGAGAACGACGTGAGGCACGCCTTGGAGAGGGCGGATGCGGCAACCGAGAAAGCGAACACGGCGGCTGAGAACGCCAAGTCGGTGTCTGACCACCCGGGCTATATCGGCGATGACTTCCATGTCTACACGTGGGATTACGCTACCGGGACCTATATCAAGACGGACAGGATACTGAAACCGGAGGCGTTCACGATCTACAAGGTCTATAAGTCCGTCTCGGCTATGGAGGCGGACAAGTCTAACGTCCCGGAGGGGAAGTTCGTCATCATCAACACGGGCAGCGTGGAGGAGGAGGATACCGGCAAGCTGTATCTGAGGACATCGACGGGCTACGACTATATCGTGGACGTTTCCGGTATGAGAGGCTTCACCGGGAAGACCCCGCAATTCTCAATAGGCACCATAACGGCGGGCACGTATCCTTCCGTCTCGTTGTCCGACGGGGGCACGGACACATCCGGCAACCCCGTATACAGGATGAACTTCGTGTTGCAGAGAGGCCCTAGGGGATTCTCTCCCAAGATATCGATCGGCAAGGTGACGACCGGTCTCCCGGGAACGGTGGCCCAAGCCACGATAACCGAGAAGGGAGAGACCGAGGAAGGGGTACCATTGGCGGAATTAGATCTTACCATCCCGCAAGGACAGGACGGGGCGGTGGCCGGCGTATACAAGACAAGGGAGATCGACCATGTCCCGGGGGCTAACGACGTGACCTACGAGGAGGGCAGTGAGACCAAGAGCTACCCTATAGGCGGTGAGGTCTATCTAAGGGAGGCTCCCGGAGACGTTACGTTCTACAAGCTCCACGACATAGTGGAGGGTAAGGCCATATGGGAGGAGTCTTCCGGTGCCGCCTTGCCGGGGAACATTTACTTGACCGGGGCGAATTACTACAATGAATCAGTAACAATAATAGATAAAGGGATATTATCATGAGCAAGAGAGGAGCTTACGTATACCAACAGATAGAGCAGACCACGGCAGAGTGGACGGCTGACAGCACCATATACCCGCCGTCGCTATGGCTTTTCGAGCGATTAACCAACGGTAATTTAAATATGAAGTTCTCGGACGGTGTCCATACGTACGCCGATCTTCCGTTGATGATGCAAGACATCAAGGTGAGGATAAAGACTGACACGGACACGGAATACGTCTTGGAGATAACCTCCGCTGAGGGAACCATAACCACGCCTAACTTGCGTGACCATTACGACGATACGGATATCCGGAATCTGGTCACCGGTCTAAGGACAGACGTTGATAAGCTAAAACCCGTTGTTACCTCCACCCCGTCTAACGGCCAGATAACCATAACGCCGGACAAGGCAAAAAATGACGATCCGGACGTGTCGATAACGCTGGAGACCAAGGGGGACAAGGATAAGTCGCTGATGGCCGACGGCAATTACCGCAAGCTGCCCGTGTACGGGAGGAACCTGTTACTGGGATCGGGGAAGGAAATCTCTTCTACCAGTTATTGGGTTACCGATTGGTATACAGTGGAAAATATTCCAGAATCAAAACAAGTAACGTTTACTATATGGGCGGATCTAGGATCTGATGTTACTTCTGTCTGGTTATATAAAGCTGGAGGTTCGGTTTTTTTAGCCTCAATCGCTAGGGATAAGTTTGTTGATGGGAAAGCCTCTGTTACGTTTACATGGGAATCTGGAGGGATTGCTGAAAATGTATTAAAGTTGTATCAAAAATCACCAGACAATAACACAAAAGGAAATATAGCTATATATAAAGTCAAGCTCGAGTACGGCGACATCTCCACCGAGTGGACCCCCGCTTGGGAGGACATCCCTGATATAGAGGAGCGGTACGCCTACGGTGTAGAGTGGGACATGGCTTTGTCAAGCCCGGACGGGAAGCGTGTGGGGAATATGCAACTGCATCGGGAGTTGCCGGTGCAGAGCGGGATGAGAGGAGTCGTGTTAGATAATAATGGAGGAGTATATTATTATCATGAACCAACGGCATGGAAGATGACATTTGCGTCTAAAGATTATGCGTCAATGGTAGAGATTCCCGATCATTGGTATAGAATATACATAACTGGGACTAAATTTAAAATGATGTTATCTTCGATCCCATTGCCCGGATACAAGCATATAAGCAAATTCTATATAGGCTCAAGTGAGGCGCAAATGCTTAGATCTTTAGGGTTATTGATGTCGGATAAAACAAACTCTACTGATACAAGAGGCGGCGACAACACCTCCGAATGGGACAACACCTACCGTTCCTTATTGGGTTGTCCCGTCACCAACCTCACCCGGGACCAATTCCGGCAAGCCGCGAGGAAAAGAGGCAGCGGATGGGAAATGTATACCTATAACGCCCACAAGATCCTGTTCTGGCTATTCGCCGTCGAGTACGCCACGCTGGACAGCCAGAAGCCTTTCAACGCCCAGAAGGACGCTAACGGCTTCGCACAAGGCGGCCTAGGTCCGGGACCGACGCAAATGACGGATTGGACTAACTTCAACAACGCCAATCCCCTTATCCCATGCGGCTATACCAACGAGTTCGGGAACGGATCGGGAGAGAAGGCATATGTGGTGAAGAACGCTTCCGGCGGTACTCACGCCACGTTGATGGCTAACAGGTATCGTGGTATAGAGAATCCGTTCGGCCATATCTGGAAATACACCGATGGGGCCAACATACAAGTCACCACGGGTGATTCCGGATTGTCTATCTTATGGACTACCGATGACCCGTCAAACTTCAGCGATACATCTTACACAGGCTATAACAAGAAAGGCAACATCTGCCGTACCAATGGTTATGCCAAGAAGATGCTCCTAGGTGAGGATGGTGATATCGTAGCTACGGAGATCGGCGGTAGTAGTTCTACCTACTGGTGCGACTACTACTACACCTACACATCGGCTAACCGCATGCAGGTGGTGC